GTTTCGTTAACTGTATCCAAATATGAATATGAAGCCAAGGCCATTCCCTTATGAAAAGGAGTACCATTTATCAAGAATGTGAGCTTAAGATTAGCCTTCAATAATTGATAATTTTGCAACTTATTGGAAACAGCGGAGTTTGCAAGATACAAATGCCATGGGTCAAAATTCTGAGCCAGATCTGCACCTACTGCCCACTGATAAGAAGCCAACTTCACCTTCCGTGTCAAGAAAGATGAAATATCGGCATCAGTCGAAATACCAGTGTCAATAGCTTTAATCTGAGAACTTGATCCCTGTTCCACAAAAGTGTGCATCGACTCATTTGCATGAATCGAAGAATTAGTGGATTGACATTCCACTAAAAAGAGATGTTTATAGTCATCACTGACTGTGGGTGAGGTTTTTACAACACTCCTGTTTAAAATTAAATTATCCATAGATTCTTTAATAAAGCCAAAAAGGCTGTGTGGGTACTGATGATACAATGTGACTCGACCACACATGGTCACAAGGTCTTTGTTCGGGTTTGTTCCCTAGTTAGTTTAAACAGTTCTAACAAACTGTGTGCCTAGATGTGCCGAGAGTTACCTCTAATACAAGCGCAATCGGAGATCAACCGTTAGTATATTGAGGCTCTCTCTAAGACGACTCTAGTAAGCATCTTCGTCGGTTTCGACCTCACCTCGGTCGAGAACCCACTGCAAAGTATCTTCATAAGAATATTTATGCTGTCGAATGAAGAATCTCCTAATCAAAGGAAACTGATCAAAAATACTCTCCATTTTAGTGCAACAGTTATTAAATACCTCTTCTCCATGCAGCGCCCATTCTCTACGTGCAGAAAGATAACTTTGAGCAATCTGGGCTTCGTCACTGATATTATTTTTTGCAACCATCATACAAAGGCTCTTGAAGACACTTTTCAAAGCTAATGGTGCCACAATACGACCATTCAAAGAGGTAAATCGTCTCTTAAGAAAGTCTACTTGAGAAATATCAAGGAAAGGAATACTTACTGTACTCTTGTCAGCCATAGTGTATGTAATTCCATGATTACCCAAAACTTGTGATAAAGTAGTGTGATTAAAACCATCTAGTTTGGATCCGAAAATATTATCATCTCCTAAAGTCATTAATGCTACAAAACGTTTAAAAGTGGAAATATTAAAACCACATTTTCCGTAAGCAAATCTGACATATAGACTGTTCACAATACTGTTAATAATTACAGTAAGAGGGTGCCCAGATGAATTTCCACCAAAAAACTGGATTAAATCTCCATTCATATTGGTAACAGGAAAACTGATATCAGTAGCAATACCAATACAGATTTTCTCATCTGTCTCAGACAATTGACC